ATTTATATTAATTCTAAATAAAAACCCACCGTTTAAAGTGGGTTAATAAGTGGGTGAATAAATTAGAATGGTAAGTTGTCTTCAACTTCTGGTTCATTAACTATTTCTGGCATTTCGGTAACTTGCTCTGATTTACTAATTTTCCAGCCTTGAATAGTATTAAAGTAAACTACTTCGCCTTTAGGATTTGTCCATTCACGACCTCGCAAATTTATTCCTATCGTAACATTTTGCCCAACTTCATAACCGTTTAAAATATCACATTTATCCTGTACGAATTGAGCTTGTATATGCTGTGGATATTGTTCTTCTGTTGTAACTACTACGTTTCTACTTTTAAACGTTCCTTTTTCAATAGTTTCACCTATTACTTTAATTTTTCCTGAAATTTCCATGTTTTATTTAATTTAATTGTTATTTATTATTTCTGCGTTCTTCTCTTAATTGATATTCTCTTTCTGCTAATTGTTTTTTACCAATTTTTACAGCTCCGTAAAATATTGAATATTGTTCGTCTTTCATATTTTCTGCCCAATCACTTTTTTCTTCATCTACTCTTTTAGATGATAAATATACCATTCTTATTTCATTAGGAATTGACATATAATGTTCTTCGCTCATTCTTAAAAATACTTCTCTGTTACTTTGCATAATTTTTTATTTTTTAAGTTCGTTATTAAATTTACCAAATTGGTAACGTATTTTTCCATTATTATCTTTACAGCCTAAATAGGTTAGTTTCCCATCTATAAACTGCGAAAACCATATCCACTCCTTTAGCTTAAAATTCCAAGTTGGCTTATTTGTAGTTTTATCAAATTCGTCCGATGTTAATTGAACTTGAATAAGTGGATAATCGTACAATTCTCTGCCTATACCAAGATTAAAACAAGCTCTTTTAAATGCATCAGATGCTTCACCTTTTTCTTTTTCTGTGTTGCTTTCAGTTCCTACATCTTGCTTCCAAATCCATTGACTAAGTTTGTCGCTCCAAATGCCAACCGAACAAAACAAATGATTATCTATTAGTTCGTATTTCTTTTGCCAACCCTCAACGCTATAAACATCGTCAAGGCGTTTCATATCGACTCTGGCATCTTTATAAGCTAATATAGTAGCGTAACCTCCTTTGTTAACTGATTGTACTCTAAAGTCAATTTCGTTAATTTCTAAAGGCGTATTTATTTTTAACTGTATCATAATTTTTATTTTGAAAATTCATTAATAAAATAATCATCACTTTTAATGTCTATATTTTGTAAAACTGACATTCCACCGTGTAAGTATGCTATTTTTATTTGAGCATCTTGTATAACCTCAGCGTTTAATAACATTTCTAAAACTTCTTCATAAGTGTAGTTTTGAACTGTATCGCTTTCTATTTTTTCAATTAACTGTGCTACTGCTGTTTTCATAATTTTTATTTAATTTTAGGTTTCCAATATCCGATTGCGTACTCTTGTTTTTTAACGCGTTCTTTATCAAAAAAATGAAAATTTGTAACTTCATTTAAACGCTCGTGATTCATTACTAATATATAACAACCACCACCTATGCTTTCTACTTTATAATCTTTGTTCATCGTTTAATATTTTATAGATTTCTTCATCGTAACCGTGTAATAACTCTTGAATGTCTACTGGCGAATTTTCTAAGTATATACTATGTACTTCAACATCAGGAAATCCCTCTGGGTCGTATTGTGTCGCCGGGTAATATTTACCACTTACTGTATAATAAGCTGTTAAACTTATACCGTTTAAATCAAATGTGTGTGCGTTTAGTTTCATAATCTTTAATTATTAGCTACTATATGAAATGCACGTACCATACGGTCATTATCATTTAAGTAAATGTTATTTATTCTTTTCATCCATTGGTAAAATTTTTCTGTGTTGCTCATAATTTCTTTGTTTTAAATTGTTTGACAAATATACAACTAAATTTGAATAATACAACATTATGATGATATTTATAATAATTCTAAATTAGCTTAGTTTGTGAATTATATACTTACATGTTGTATATTTGTTGAAATTAAAATAGGATATAACGTAGATGGTAATTTAAAGAAAATGTAATTATGAAAAAAATAACTTTTGAACAAGCGGAACAATTTGAATTTTTAGATAAATGTGCTATTTCAGCTATGAATAGCTTAATAGCTAATGAAAAAGGTAGAATATACCAAAGTTCTGAACAAATTGACAGAACACCAAACAGAATAGCTGAACAATCGTATAAACAAGCGGAAGAAATGCTAAAAGTTCGTTCAAAAATACGAATGTAGCTATTTATTATAACGTTTGCCGTTACAAAACGCCACCTGAGTGGATGCGTAGGTTCGGCGGTGGGTTGTAACGGTTGTTAGTAGCTGGACTGATTTTAAAAACTAAATATTAATTATAAAAACTAAAATTATGAATGTAGTAAGTTTATTTTATATCTTTTTGCTAATAATTTGCATTATAAAAATAAGAAAAGATTACTTTGAAAAGTAAATGCAGTCTTGATACTAACTATCTGATAACCGCTATAAATGTATTACAATTATGAAAAAAGTAATTAACACGCTCGAAAAGAGTATCGAACTCGCAAAAGAATTGAATCTCAACAGTTATACTGTTGTTAAAGATGGATTTGTAATAAATGTTAAAATAAAGTAGGAAATATGGATAAAAAAATAAAACAATTAATAAAAGAAATTGAAAAGGTAGAGAACATGTATTTAGATAAAAAAGTAATTTTAATTGAATTAAAAAGAATTATAAAAAACAATACTTTTTATTGTAAAAATGAAAATTTTGTAAAAAATTATCACGGTGAATATTGTAAAAACCAATGTGAAGAATGCGGTTTAAAAAGTAACAAATCTAAACCCTAACCTTAGGCAAATAAAACCATAAAAATACAAATAAACACAATATAAAAAACAGGCTTGTATAGTCTGTTTTTTTTGTTTCCTTAGTCTTTGTTATTTCAATTGTTTTAGTGATTGTTTGCCTAATGTAAATCGTTTTTGTGAGTATATTATGCTTACTTTTATCTTTTGTAATTATAACGTTCTTATATTCTTTACCGTTTAGAAACATTGACTTATTATTATCAAATGGTTTGATAGTGAATATATCATTTAAGATAGTTTCTTGCTTTAATATTACATCATTATTAGTTGTGATAGTTCCTGATTCAATCGTACTTTTATTTAGCTTAACGTCTCGTGTTGTAGAGCATGAAATGAATAACAGTAAAATGATTAAATATTTCATGAAAGATATTTTTTAAGTAATTCTTTTCGGTGTTCAATACCATTTAAACCTCCGTTAATTTTTTTAGTTATTCCTATAATATCATTTTTATCAGCTAATTTATTCAATGCTTTTAAATTCCAAAACCATAAAGCACTAATCATTGCGTTTGCCTCTTGCTCTAATAATTCGGGTTTATTTAAAAAATCAATCTTAGTGTCTTTAGATAACTTTAAATAATTATAACGTCCTGTAATTTGAATGTAACCACGACCGCAATATTTTTGACCATCGTTATCATCTTCGGGGGTATTTCCTAAACTTTCAGCAAGTTTGCCAATATCATATTTATCTAAATATTTGTCGCTTCCTAATTCACGCAAATACTTAAAACCTCCGCTTTCATGTTCAATTTGAGCCATGAAATGTGCAATTCTTAACCGAGTATTAAGTCCATATTTTTCGAATAAAGTTTTATATTTTGTTTGTAGGTTCATTTGTCTTGTCTTCTATAAATTCATGATGCCATTTTTTGTAAAAATTCGCATTTTTTTTTTCTTGTAATTCTTGTTCTAATATTTCACTTCTTATTTTAGAATCACGTATGTAAGTTCTTAATTTATAATAAGCAAAAAAAACACCTATTAAAGTCAATAAAAACTGTACAAAATTAGTTGCATTTGATAAATAAAACTCCCCAAACGTAAGCTTTTTTACAACGTCAATTAACGTAAACGAGTACAAACAATAGAAACTATAATTTAACGTGTTGAATAGATATTTTATTAAATGCATAATCAAAAATTTGGGAGGTAATTATTAACAAATATAACGAAAAATAAAGTTGTTCGTTTAATAATTCGTATATGCTATTTAAGAATATAATTGCAATTATACATCTTATAAGATACACATTATTTTTTATAGGGCAAAAGAAATAATGTAATAAAGCAATAGCACATATGAAGGTATCAATTAAATCAAACGTAAAATAGTTTTCATTATAAAACCGACTATCTTTTAAAAATAAAAAACAAAATACCCAATTACCCACTATTATAATAGGCAAGCAATTGAGTATTTTACTAAAAATTTTCATTATGTTTTTTTAGGTTTTGGTAAACCTACATTATCTACTTCAGCAAATGTATCAATCTTTTTAGATGTCGGAGTAAAAAAGTTTTTTATTAAGTAACCTATTGCAGTTACAATTAAAACTTTTATTTCTGAACTAATGTTTAAAGAAGGTATAAGCGTTTCTTGTAGCCAATTTAAAACAGCTACTATTACAACCATTAAAACTGCTTTACCAAAATCCAACCAATTAAGGCTTAAAAAATTACTTGTTTTCATATTTATTTATTTAAAGTTTATTATAAAATTCTTTTGTTTCAAAGTCGAAGTATGGGTTATCCATTTCAACTGTCCTAAGTTGTTCGACTGCTATTTCATTTTCTTGTAAATTGCTAATGTCCTGAGTAGCGTATAATTCTTTACCATCTTTGTTTAAAATTGTGTATATCATGATTTTTAATTTGTTAGTAAAAATGATGAATGGAACATTGAGTCTCCAGAATTAGATAATTGCCCAACTTCAAAAATATAATTGTCAATTGTCGGGTCAAATGTGTATGTGTCTATGGCAACAGAACTATTAATCATATCTGAAGGTGCGTTACCTGTTGAAAAACCTTTTAAAGTAGTGCCTTCAATTGAAAATCTTCTTGAAATAACCTGATTTAAGTTAGCCGTACTCCCTAAATTGCTTGCTATTATTGTCGCACCAGTCAAAGTGTTAGTCGTGTTTATTCTAATCGTTTGAGTTAAAGTTCCAGCAGTCCCAATCTTTCCAACTCTTGACGTCATTATATTAAGAAATCCTCCACTTTTAAACGTATTAGCAGGTATCAATTGCGAAAATAAAACAGTTTGCGAAATAGTCCCTGTTATAGTCGAACCAGTTGTTGTATTAGAAATTATATTACGTGTTACATTAGCCAAATAATCATAAACAGCATCTCCACTTGGTGACTTGTCCGTTACTCCGTTGGTTATTGTTTGTGTTATTTTTGCGTCAACATCATCCGTAGTGGCTAAAGTATAATCTCCAGCTACTGTTTTTGCAGGGAAGTTTAGAGTGGTATCTACTGTCGGGTTGATTGCCTCTATATTCGTTACATAAATATCATTACGCTGTGTTATACGGACTATACCTCCTAAAACTTGAATTGCAGAACTTTTACCTAAAGAGTTATTATTCGAAGAAATTTCAACCCTATCATACTCTGTTCTTATTGCCGAAAAATTATCAGTATCCGTATTATCTCTTATAACTATTTTGAACTCTAAGTTTTCTTCGCCATCATAGTCATTCAATAAAGATGCATATCCAGTTTGATTAGAGCTTATAGTTTCTGCATAACTTCCAACATCTAAAACTTTCTGTAAATCAATTGCATTAACCGCATCAACTGTCGGGTATTTAGTTCCCGTTCCATCAATAGCAAGGGAGTTTTGTTTATTTGCAACATCTTCTTTGCCTGATATAATAGGCGTTATATTACTTTTACGTATCTTTTTGCTCGTACCTTGTGCGCTTTCTGTTGTATCAGAAACATCAATTATATACAAAAAGTCATTATCATCTGGAGTCGTTAACTCTGTTTTGTCTGTTAATCTTGCGTTTGCCATATTTTTTTTAATTTAAAAAGAAAGTACCATCTTGAAATAAAATTCTGTCGCCATTTTGATATAAGAAAAAGAAAGGTTCTTCAGTTCCCATATCTATAAATCCTGCACTATTTAAGTCGCTAATAAAATATGCACTATCTTCCTCTTTACCTTGAAAATCTATTTTAATACCGTTTAAATCGCTTTTTCCCGAACCTGTCGTATAAGTTACATTGCCTGAATTTAAACCGTTATATAGTCCAAAAATTCTATATTTACCGTTGTTATCCTTGAATAATAATCTGAACTCTAAAGAACTCAATTCGTTTATATCTTTTGTACTTGAAGTCGGAAAAGTCAAAGAAATACTTTGATTATAAAACTTACCACCATTATTTATTTCCATTGTTTCAGTTGGTGTAGGGTTTTGAACGCTATTAAATTCGTATATAAAAGTTTCAGGAAAAGAAACTAAATAATTTCCATCAGTAACTATTTGACTCCTGTTATATTTCTTAAATTTTAATAGCCAAATATTACTTACACCCGAACTGCCGTCCTTACATTTACGATTAAATCCGTTTATAATTTCCATCCTGCTGTTAAATTCATTCCCTTAATAGCATTAACTTCATCTTGGTAACATTTATACTCTGGTAAGTAATTTTTACAAATCCACTTGTTAAATCTAATCACATACATCTGAGCCATATTTTTATACTTACCAGCTAAAAATTGTACTTCTTGTTTATCTACAACCTCTATTTTATCGCCAGTATGCTTATAAATTCCTGCATTATCAACCATATAAGAAGCAATCTCTATATACTGCGCTACTGATTCATTTTTAGTGATTGGCTTTATAAAATCATTGTATAATTCCAAATACAAACCGCTTAACGTATTAGCTGTTTTGTCAGCAACTATTTTATCATACAATTGGCTACCAAGTAATGGTTCGATAGTTGTTAACTGAACGTTTGCGATACAAAAAACAAATTTATCCGTATCTGTATTTCCACTCAATATTGTTGAGCTTGTCATTTCTTGAGGTGTTATAAATAATAATTCTGCCATTATTGAAATCTTTTATTTGTTGGTAAAAATCCATTGTAAGGCATATCTTTCGGCTCTTTATAAACTAAGCTATTATTTGCTTCTGGAATAAATTTATTTTCTTTTCTTGTTTGAGCAGGTGTAACTTCAACTGATAACGGACTGTTAACATCGGGATTTTTGCTTCTATCTTTTTTTGCATATATCACTCTATACCATTTATGGTGACAATCACCACCGCCTTTGTATAACCAAATAGAATATGTATTTGCTCCCTCAGGACCCCATCCTGCGTTTACCGATTTACTACCCATTGCAATAATATCTTCTTTACGATATATCTTTGATGCACTTACCATTTTTTGGCAAAATTCCCTTTGTGGGTTATTTGAACCTGTATACTTATACCTTACTTTATAAATGTCGCTATCTTGCGCACTCTTTGCGTTTGGGTTTGCAGTTCCTGTTGTAGCTAATTGTAAGTCGATTTTTTCTTCTTCTTCATAGTCAACTTCCCTTTCATCTATAATATCCCATTCGTTTAAATCTTCATCTTCACCCAATCCTAAAAACTCATCTAAAGCACTCTTTTTTTTTTCGTCGTGTGATTGCATTTGAACTGCTTTTTGTTCGGTTAACGGAACAAAATATAAGTCTAAATTAATATTGTAAAACGTTAGGATTTCTTCTAATGCTTCGGTTATATATCTTTGTTTTGGTTGTATCACACGTTTCATTAATTGAGCTTCCGCCTCGTCTAATTCGTTTGCGTTATTACCTAATCCACCATCTGACATAATACCAAATAATTTAGGACTTACAACTTTGTGTCCCGTCATTATTTGCTGTCTGCTTTCACCCGTTAGATATTCCCATTGCTTATGTTGAGCATCATTTACAGGAAAAGGTATTACGGTAATTTCAGCATCTCGACCGTTGAAACTAATCACAAAGTTCATAGCATTTGGTGAGCCTGTTAATTTAGCTTTTATTTTATTTTCTAAATCGTCCTTTTCTTCAGGAGAATAAGTACCACCGTCTGGAATGTTTATAATATATCCAGCACTTAAACCTTTTTTAATTGAATTAATATAAAAATTAGCCAGTTCTTCCTCCATTTCAGCGTAGGGTAAAGCACTTAAATAGTCAGGGTCTGAAAAATAATTTTTACCAGCTTTATATGGCTTAATACAATAAATTTCGATATCTTCTTTTGAAGTTCCGAAAGCAGGATAATAAGTTGGTGTGTATTTTTGTGGATTACTCCAGTCTTTAGAATGCCAATAACCATCGATTACACCATCTTCATTTTCTAAACAAGGTACTATCTGTTGTTTCGGAATATGATATATAGCGCCTAAACTTTTTTTATCTTTTGATTTAATTACTTGAATAGACGCCTCACCGAATAACTCAAAGTCAGAAATAATTTTACGCAATTCTTTTGAACTAAAAAGAGAAACAAAGTTTATCCAAGCACTTGTATTCACATTTTTAGAACGTAAACCACTACCATATATAAGATTACAATAGGAATCTATAATTGCTGAATTAGTAGGCGAACCGTTGAACCTATCAATAACATATTGATAAAATGAATTTTGTTTACCGTTTAAAACCCAATTTTTAGATTTGTTTTCCTCTAATTTAGGTCTTACGTAGTTACTTAGTTGTAATAATCTTATATCGTTACTCATAAAAGTATAGGTCGTTTGTTGCTTTAAAATCTTGTGTTATCTGAGAAGTTGCAAAAATTTTATCTCTGTAAATTATACCGTTGGCATCTGTTATTTTAACCTGATATTTATCGTTTTCCGAAAAATTAAAATCAAAAATTAATGTCATTATTCCGTTTTGCGTAACGTAAATAGGAGTCAATGTAGTTTCTACTTGCGTTAATTCATTATATAAAAACAAATCGATTTCCCCATCAGCATAGTAACGAGGTATAATTGCGATTAAATGCGTTGTATCGTTTGGGTCAACTTTCTTCATATTATAAAAACAAAAAAACCGCTTTTTTGTTACGAAACTAAAATATTTTTATATATTTGCTAAACATAAACGTATGAAGATGTACGTGTCTATTTAAAAACTAAAAGACCTTACTTAATTGTAGGGTCTTTTTTAATTTATAGTATTATGGGAACATTTTTATTAGAATCAGTAAATAGTGAAAAAAAACCTATCTTTAATTATTCTGAGAATATTATCGATGGTTTATTAACCAAAGATAAAAAACAAGTAGGAGAAAGGCTTATTATTAGTTTAGAGTTTATGAGCGATGGAGAAACATCTAAATTTTCAGATGGAGAAATTCATAGTGCAATATGGAAAGTTTTAACAGAACTAAAAAAATAAACTTATGAAGTATTTTCAATAATTAACATAAAAAATAACACAAGATAATAATAGAGTAAAAATGTACGCTAATTATAGGTCTTATTCTTATTTATAAAAAAAACATTAATTTATATTATTATGAACTTTACAGAAACATTAGTAGAAATCGGCTATAAACCATATATATTTATAAGCAAAAACAAATGGAATGCAACTGCTGAAAAACAAGCTAAAAATATATTAAACAATAATCCTGTTGGTATTGTTTTTAAAAGTGGAAGTTTTAATTCAGAAGAAAGTAGTTTTTTCGTGCCATGTACATTTAATCACATTTATACTTCTGCGAACTTTAACTGTATGCAAAATGGAGGAACTACCGTATATTTTATTAAAGATAATAATTTTGAAAATCCTTTAGTTTTCGGATTAAATGAATATAATCAACCACCTACATTGATTTTTCCAAGACCTAATATAAAGTATATATTTTTTAATGAAAAGATAAATGAAAAAGATTATTATACTGAAAGATATGATTTGGCTATGAATTTTTGTTTAAAAAATGAAACCCCAATAGAAATATTAAACGCTATTAAGTCAGGTTTTATATTTAATTATGATGTAACAAAAAACCCATAAATTAATTATGGGTTTTAAATAGAAAAATAAAAAAGAATTAAACCAAAGCCAAAAATGCTGTTACGGTTGTAGCATCTAATTTAGGAGAAAGTGAACCTGTTGTAGAAACACCCGTAAGCGTGTAACCGTTTAAGTCTGCTTTTGCTCCACCTGTTGACTGAGCTACTGTAAAATCTATACCATCATCTATTCCGATAGCGTGAAAAATACCGTTTCTATCTTTTACGACTGCCATAGGGAAACCGTAAGCTAATATGTTCATTTGAGCCGAAGTAACTGCGTCAATTTTCTTAAGCACAAAAGTACTTGTTTGCGTGTTTACTGTCGTACCATTATTTCTGTCTGGTACTAAAGATTCTGCAACATTATTTCCATCTCCCTCAAGTTCATACTCAAAGACTGTTGTAAGGAGTGGATTAATTGCTGTTGCAACCCCTGCTAATACCGTGAAAGGATTTTCAACAAAATTAAAAAGATATAGTTTCCCGATACCTCCTAAACCTTGCTTACAAGCCTTTTCTCTACCTGCTGTAATATCACAAGCCATATAATTATTTGTTTAAATTAAGGGCGATAACTAAACCGCCCTTGTTACTTATTTAATTATGCGATAGGTCTTGCCCAAACAATCTCAGCACCATTGTAGTAACCTACTCCAGCATTGTAAACCATAGTTCCGATAATTTTACCGTTAAGTAAAGTATCATCTTGGTCAATCATTCTAACCTCGTTGTGGTCTGCCAATAATCCAGTTGCAAAGATTAAGTTTTTAGGTTCAGCAATAACGATTGTGTTAGCTGGCAATCCGTTAACCTCTTCAATCATGTATTTACCAAACTTCAAAGTTGTGTTTGCATCACCGCCCAATCCATTAGAAATTCCTTTTGAAATTAACCAAAAGTTATAATATTGTGCGATGTCTGGAGAAACACCAACTTTCAAACCTTTTCTTCTTGTGTCGATAGGTACTGCGTTGATAGCAAGTTTAATCTGAGCTTCAACGTTAGCCTCAGTAACGGTGTCTAAATCAACATCGATAACAGTTGCATCAGCTAAAAATTGTTTCAAGAAACCATCAAATTCGTCTGCGTTTGTAGCGTCACCGTTCCAAATATTGTCATCTAATTCCTCAGCAGTTTGAGCCAATTTTTCAACAAGAATTGCATCCATTACATCTTTTGGTGCGCTGTCATTGTGAGCACTTGCACCCATAGAATCTTCACTCCATTGCGCTCTGAAATCTTCTTTACAAACTTCGAAATCATCTTTAAATTTCTTAGGTTCTAAAACTTTTTCGCTTAGTGTAATAGCTCCAGCAGGAACGTGTCCGCAAGTGTATTCTCTTTTACCACCTGTTAGGGCTATTTTTCTAAGATTTAGTTTATAATTTACGTTTGGAAATACAGTTACAAATCCTTTTGCAATTGTATCCGCTTCTTTGAATGCTTGTCCTACTATCTCGCCCGCTTCTTTGCCTGCGTAGTTGGATGTTACTGTTGTAGTTGTAGCCATATTTTAGTTTTTGTTTTTATTGATTGTGTTAAAAATTCTCTCTTTTGCACTCATTTTAGAAAAGTCTACTTGTACAGGTGTGCCGTTAATTGGTTTACTTGCTGGTTGTTTTGACAATTCAGTTATTTGAGTTTGTAATGTTTCGATTTGTTTCGATTGTTCGCTGTATTTTATCAAAATAGATTTGATTGCGCTTTCGATTTCGCTTGCGATTTTAGCATCGTTCGACACTTTACCATCTTCATTGCCTAAATCTTGTGCAGGTGCAGGCTCTCCCTCTGGTTCGCTTGCTGGTTTAATTTCTTCAACTATACCCTCAGTTACTACAATCAAGATAGTCCCATCTTCAAGAGGGTGTTCACCTACTGGTACAGGAACTTTCGTGCCATCTTCAGCAGTTACCCAGCATGATTTTCCTGCCTCTAAAACGTCTCCCTCAAATTCAATCTTAACGCTTCCATCCATAAGCATAACTTCACCTAATTTTATTTCGGTTTTTGCAGGATTGAAAGCAAGTAAAATCTTTTCAAGTAAAGAGTTTGTTTTTGCTTGTTCACTCATATTTATATTTGTTTTTAAATTTACTTCTTCTAAGCTAAGCATCGCATCAATTGAAAATCCTTGTACTTTGCCAGTCTTAACATAATCATTCCAAACTTCTTCACTATCTACTTTCATAACAGCAACCCATGACCCTTTAGGATATTTAAAACCAAAATTTGTTGATTTGTCAATATCAGGATTTTCGACTATCCAACTTTCAGTAAAAGTTACGCCTTGAATATTTTGCTTAACATCGTGCTCAATAGTTGAATTTGAATGACTATTATTTTTAAAGAAACCGTATGATAATTCTTTTATAGTTTCTTCATTAAAAACTATATTAAATTCCTCACCGTTTTGATTTCTGTAAATTGGTTTATTAGGTTCTAAAACTAAACCCATTAATATTTTTTGCTCCTCGTCTACGGTCTTAAATTGTATTTTCTCGTCCTTAGATAAAGCAATAAACAAACCCTCCATCGCTGGGTTTTCAACTAAAGAAATGCCATATACTCCTTTATTTGTAAGTGGATTGTATTTAGCTTGGTAGGTTTTCATATTATTGAAATGTGCTTGGGTCTTTAAAACCTGCTATTGTTGACCAAATTTCTTTTGCTACTGTTGCATTCTGATTTAAAGCGTCGTAACCCTTTATTTGACTTGGTGAAATTCCCAATTCTTTTGCTTGTAATTGAACTTTATTAGCAAGTGCTTTGCTATCAGCTTCTACATTACCAACTGAATTATATGTGCTAATCATTTTTTTATAAGGAACATCCGCCTTTGTTAAATAATCCTGATATGCTTTCCAAGAAACATCCGCATTTTTTAAAATAGTCACTGAATTACTATTCATTTTGGCAATATCATCAATCAAAGCAAGTTCGATTTTTTGATTACTTTCAAACGCTAATTTTATTTCTTCTACTTTCATATTTTTTTGTTATTTATAATTAAACTAAATTATGTTACTATTGTTATATTTTTGCTAACCAAGTGATGCTTCACTTACTATATTCCTATCTAAACTTTGCGAAGTGCTTACGTCTGAACTTACTACATACGCTTTAATCGGTGCGCCTTGTTGTGCTAATCCTTGCGCTATTTGATTTGTTCCTGTGCCTTGTACTAAATTGAAAGATGGTGCGCTTGTTGTTGTTCCACCAGTCGAACCTCTACCTACAGCGTCACCACCTCCACCACCTCCGCTTCCTAATAATTGCTTAGCTTTAGCAACATTTGAAAATATCATCGAAGCACTATTGGCGTAACTCGCAATGGTTGCTAAAGGACCTACAAAAGGCGCTGCTGGTCCTGCAACTGCTGCTGCTTCTTTTCCTGCTTTTATTGCCATTGGTATAGCTGTTGAAATCGCTGTCGAAGTATCGACTGCAATTTGAGCAAGTGCGATTCCTTTTCTAATTGTTTGCGCTGCCTTTGATTTTTTTAATCCTAATGCTTCCAAAGAATCTATAATTGAAGCTGTGCTTTCAGCTATTAAAAGAGTTGCATCTTTTACATTTTGCTCTGTTTGTATTTTATTTTTAGCGTCTGTTTCTCTTTGCTTTTGCTGAGTTTCATATCTTTTTTGAGAAAGCATTAATTCGCTTTCCATTGTTTCTGATTTTTTCTTTTTATCTTCTTCTGCTTTTTCGAAATCAGTTTTTAACTTTTCGTCACGCAATACTTCAAACTCTTTTTCTACTTCATTAAATTTGCTTAACTCGTCTTTTCTGTCCTGTATCTTTTTTTCAAGTGCTTTTTTAGCTTCTTCTTTTGCTTTTTCAGACGCTATTTTGTTTTCTTCATTGATTTTATCTTGCGCTTCTTTTCTAACCTTTGCTAAATCTTCATTACGCATTTTGTCAATAGCCAACAACTCACGATTCAAACGTTCAGCAAGTTTCTTTTGATTTGCACCCTCCTCTTTTATAGCTTCGTTATACGCATTCTTTGCATCTATTTTAGCTTTTGTATATTTATTAACTAAATCGCCCTCCTCAGCCATGAACTTTTTATTCATAGCTAAAGATTTATCAGCTTGCTCTGTTAAACTTGCTAAGGCTCTTTCTGCTTCACTTGTAACTCCTATAAAATCAGTAAAACCATTTACTAAATTTTCTACAAAATCCCCCACCTTTGCAAGTCCCGGAACAACATTTAAAACCGCTTGTTTAACTTTATCAAAGTTTGCAATTAACAAACCTAAACCAACAACCAAAGCACCTATACCTGTTGCAACTAAAGCGATTCTAAACAACTTCATTGCACCTGTCGATGTGCCTACAACGGTACTGTAAATTGCTTGCTGGATTGACGCTAACTTTTGACTTTTAGTAAATAAAACAGACGCTTCAACTGCATCCTTTACAGTCATAGCAAGTCCACCTGTTGCATCGTTAAGCAATCCCATTGCACCGCCATTTTCTAAGACAGCATTTGAACTGTCGCCCATAGATTTAGCAACGCCATCATTTGTTTTAGAAACTTTATTAAGCGAACTGTTTAGCTCATCAACTTGTTTATTAACTTTATCGATTCCAGTTTCTTTAACAACTATGTTTATTTGTTTCTCGATAGCCATATGCGTTTTATTTTTTTAAATGTATTATCTAAACTATTTTTTCCTTTCGCTATCTCTATATATTTACCCGCCCCGTAAAATGGATTAGATTGCAGTAATGTTATTATCTCAGATATCATTTTCCTTTCCCTATTCTCGTTACGCATAAATATCTGTTTTTGATTGTCATCCCAACAATAGGGTTAACATATAGTAAACCTCCGTTACTAAGGAATGAAGCCCCTACTGGTAATATCCAACTTGCAGAAAAGTAATCGTCTAAACCAGCGCCTTTTACAATCGGTTGGCTAACTGACCTATAATTAACACCCCCAACTTTTAGAAAAACAGATAAAGATAAGTTTGTGCCTACGGGAACTACGCCCGTAAATGAAAAATCAACTCCTATAATGTCGTTAAGTGCCACAGGTGTTATCTTAGCATTTGAATCCATCAAAGTCAAACCTCCATTTTCTTCTGGAGTTGCCGAGAATGAAACTAAATTATCCGTCAAAGCGGTGAGTGTTTGTGTATTTGTCGTGTCCGAAATACTTTGAAATCCAGTAGCGCTATATAACTCGTCAAAGTTATCATTTGTTTTATCGAATGCGACTCTTAAAACATCACCTGTCCCATCGCCTGCCGTTGTTCCTATTCCTATTGTTTGTTTAGCCATTGTCTGCTGTTGTTATATTGTTATCCGCTGTTATTATATTATTGTCTGCTGTTACTATTCGTGGCGCTTGTTGACAAAATATATCTATTACTTGTAATGTTGTTGTATTAGTAATTGAAACATTTGTCGAACGTGTTGCACCCGTGTTATTTTCTTCAAATGCAAAGTAAACATTATCGCCTGAACTTGTCAAAGAAAGCCATGTTCCTGACTCTATTATATAACTATATCCTGCAAGATTTGTTATTGTAACGGTTTGAGTTTGCGCTCTATAATCTGCATATAATACATTTACATCAGCATTAAATCCATTGATTGTATTATCAAAAGAGTTAATTAAATTAAGAGATACTTCACCACTTAAAAGATTAATATTATAGTTATCAATCCTATAATAATCATGTTTTATCTGTAAAACATCATTCAATTTTAATTGCGTTAATATCCTTAACGGTAAAATTGCTTTATATTTAAAATTCCTACGCTTAATATTAAATACTGAGTCTACATAATCTTTATGATAGTTTTTATATAAGGTATTTTCCGAAGCTACACCGTTCCATTCATTATTTTCTATGCCAAAAACTAAGTTGTATTGCGGATTAATAAAGTCAATTGAGTGACTTGCTATGTTAACGCTTCCGTTAATTAACTCTTTGCCACCTATATCGTTTATAAATCCTAAAGTTTTAGTTCCTACCGTTGTCGATACGTTATAAAATAAATGTACTTTTGGATTTACGGGTGTAATTGTTTCGTCAAATATCCCTCCGTACATTATATTTGTATTGATATTGTCTTTTAAATCGATTAATCTTTCATAAACAATTTGCTCAAAAGGTAATTCATAAGATAAACTTTCGCCATCTAAGGGTTTACCAGTAGCTGTGCCATCATCTGTTAAAATTGTTTCCTCATCACCATAAGACAAACCAGTATTTACTTTAAATTGTTTGTTTAAAATAGTGATAGGCTCTTGAAACTTAAATTTAATTTCATTTAATAACGAACCCCTTTCAATATCTATTGAATTATCGTTTATGTATTTAGAAATATTCCAAATTGAACCCTTAGAATAGAAACTTTTTAAAGTATCAACATAAATATTATCGTATTCATCAGCAATTACCACCAATTTAAACATTTTAAATAATCCGTTTAAGAAGTCAATTATCTTTATCTTAGGTAAATTATTAATTACTTGTAACTGTCCTGTAATTGTTTGTTGTGGGAATGTAGCTGACATTCTATAACTTTCATATCTAAACTCAATCGTTAACTTACTTGTGAATTTAAATTCTTGATTTGCTGAAATATACCAAGAATGTTTTTGTCCTGTATTTCTTTCGATGTCAAAATAAAATACATCCGTTCCCGTACTTTGACTAAATCCACCTGCTAAATTTCCATCGATTGTATGTTCAATATTATACTTTACATTTTCATACCCCAAAGCTGGCACTATATCGATAAGCGAATAAATCCTTTTACCACCTGCCACAAAAGTATCTTCTACTATATCAACTACACCACCTCTACCATCAATATCGCCTGTATTAGTGAAGTCCATTCTGACTTTATTATTTTGGGTATTGACTAAATTAGAATCGTTGTTAAGCCAAATAAATAACTCTGTAAAATCAGTACGCCCGAAAAAGTCACGTGAAAAAGTTACCCCGTATTTTGTTTCGATGGCTTCAATAATATTTAAGACTCTTAAAGCTGGTCGTAACTCATTCCAAGTTAAACCTGTGTTTGCACTTAAAGGCAAGTATGATATATTAGCTAACTTATCCGTATTAGTTCCCTCTTGTGATGAATCATAATATAATTGCTTTTTAACGAACAACGGATAAATTAAATTTCCACTAAACAAACTTGAAGTCAAACCTGTTTTAACATTTGCAGGATTAAAAGTGTGTTGAAATTCTGAAAAGTCCAAAGAACTTAACTCATCATTTTTAAGAGTATCTTTTAATGAAACTAAGTTACCCCAAAAAGTAAGTGTATAGGCATAAGGTCGTCCTTGCTTAACACTAACTTTGTCTAATCTAAATTTCCCGTACTTAAAGGGTATGCCATCTAATTCTATTCGCCCATCTTGTTTAACCCTCGCATCAAATGAATTATCTATATTGGCATCGTAATAGTGTTTAAAAATACGATTGTTTTTATTAGTAGCAGGAACGGTAAAGGAGCGTGAATAATCAGTAGTATTTTTTGTGATATCGTTGATGTTTGCAATAGAGCTGTTTATCTCTATACTTTCATCTTTGAACCTGTCCAAGTCATCGTTACCTATGTATAATTTTACAACCATCTATATATTGTTAACATCGTTAAATGCGTATTCAAACTCCATTTCGTAATTAATCAAACGGTCTTTTTGTCGTGTCTTATATTCCAAAGATTTAGTCCCTAATTTCAAAGGAATGTAATCAGTCCCATCGGTAACCTGCCAAACTCGTTCGGATAAAAGTAATTGTTTATAAGAGTCATTTACTGATTCATTTACAAATCCACTATTGATTTTAAACTTAGATTTACCCTGAACGTTATACGTTACATATTGATGATAACCTACATTTGGTTGTCCTCTGTCGTTTTCGTATTCCTCACTTGTTACATTTGTAGAGTCTGTTTTTGCCTTAAAAAATGTAAGCAATTGCAACGCACCCTCTTTATTTTGAAAGGCCATGTCAATCGGAGTGTATCTGCATTCGTCCTGAACCAATAACGTACACGTATAGTCTAACTCTGGGATTGTAATTTCAATAACATTATCATCTAAAGTATCTATAACATTTACCCATATGTTTTTGATTAATTGCGAACTGTTAGTAGTGGGCGATATAATAGTGCTATAATTTAAAGTGTTTATTGGATATGATTTTACGCTTAATGAATAAGATAAAGTTTCACTTATCATTAAAGGCAAACAAAAGAAACCGTTTCGATTTACTTTAAACTCGTCACCTGATAAAAGCACCCCACTCGATTGAGCATTTTCACCATCTAATCCATAACCGTAACCACGTGTTAATAATTGGACACTTTCTAATTGAACCACATCTAAATCTAATTCGTTATCAGTCGTATAAATCACTTGTGTTTTAACCCATGCCTGATTGTTTCCGTTATAGACTCCTGTTATAGTCATTTCATTAGGCATGAAATCTATATAATCATTTACTAATCGTGCTATATTTACTTTATCATTACCGCCTGAGCCAGTCGGATTTTTCTTTGTAACCCGATAAACTGACTCGGTAGGTACACTTGCTTTCAATCCATCCCAAATAAATACTTGTAATGTGTAAGAAGTACATATAGCATCAGTCAGCGGACTTGTAAATGGTATCTCTAAGTAATAAGGCGATAAACTTTTTATCATAATTTTAATGCTATTTTTAATTTCTCATCAACTTCCAAAGAGTAAGCCATATATATATCGTCTGGCAATCTTTGAAAGGCTTGTTCGTATGGTTTAGTAAAAAAGTTTGTTGTTGCAATTCCTTTATTCCAAATCGAACGCATTATCAAAAATGCAGTTGATTTATAACTTAGAAACTTACCTGTTTTTTTATCTTTAAATTGAATGCGTTTTCTTGACACCCAACCGTTAATGCCATTTGTTAATCCTCCTTTTTTTCCTGTTCCTGTTCCGAACTTAAACGGACTTAACGGTGCTTTTGCTGAACTACTAACTCCTTTTACCCCTTTATCTACAAACTCCCAGTAGTCATCAGCATTCCCAAACGTAAAAGATAAAGTAGTTATGTTGTCGTTGCTTTCAACTTTATAATTAACGCCATCATACAACGCACTTGTATCTTTCTTTTTTCTTTTAGATAAGTTAGATTTAGCCTGTTGTTTAACATACTTACCGAACTTATCTAACTCATTAGCTACCGACATAATTAGTATTTATCAAAAAGCATTCTCGCTACCCATCCAACCGCTATCAATCCAACTATTAAAAATAAATTATACATAACTTTATATTTTAAATTAAACGATTTCACATAATGATAATTCCGTATTTGGAACTTCTACTTCAAAAGATAAACGAACGCCATCTAATAATTTAGCACCCTCAAACGAACCTAATTCAAACGATGGATTTTCGCTAGAGGTGATATTATTGTCTTCAAAATCAGCATACATTTTAAGCCACATTCTGTTTAAAATTGCAATACAAAGATTGTGATTATCTACTTCATTATCGTTTCCGAAAAAGTTATCTTCATTAATTTCTTTATTAATATCCCTTTGATTAAAGCATGATAATTCTATATTGAAGTTAACTGTTTGACCGTTAGTGAACCCTCCAGAAACTATGTTAATATTAACCAATGGGTACATGATTTCTTTTTTCAAATCAATATCCTGAGTTTTCATAACAGAATTTACCGAACTATCCGACTCAGCTAATTGCTTAAGATATAGATATAACTGTGTTAGTTGATTCATTATAATTCGATTGTATTAGTATTATTATTCATAATCTTATGTTTTAATTTCTGCTTATCAATTTTGTGAGCTAAGAAAATATGCACCTCATGAACATTCATTTTTAATATAGTATCTATTTTCCATATTTTACCCTTTGCCAGTTCTTCTATTGTAGCATACCATCCCCACTTTTCGAAATAGTTTCCTGCGTTTCTTCCCTCACTTGTTCCACCATCATATATTTCTGGGTATAATTGATTAATTCGTTCGCTAAACTCGAAAAAAAAACCAATGAACCGTTAACAATAGATAAAGGCATGTGTTTCATTATGTCGGAATACTGCTTAGTTCCTGTATAATTAGCTATTTCATAATTACCTAAAATATCTTTCTTTTTAATAGGTCGAAATAAAACAGCCATTAGCTTATGTAAGTTTTCAACGCTTGAACCGTGTGTAGATATATCCACGAACTCCCCCTGAGTAATCTTATCAAAGTCCGTTATAAATCCAAATTCAACATCTTTAATAAAAAATGTAGGTTTAAAATCGACTGTTTGATTTAATGCTAAATCTATCTGAGTTAACATCATTTTATAATCAACTGAACCAATCAACTCTATTCTATTGCGCTCTATTCCTGTAAAGATTTGAATCTTTCTTTTATTAAAATTGTATTCGTCTAAATCATCACGCTGTAATAACTCATCGTATTGCTGATATTGCAATAAAGTTATATCGTGAATTGATTCTGGAAGTGTTACTTGCATATCTTATAAACTATTTATTTGCTTTTTTGTTATCTTATTTCGATTTTATAACCCCCTGTTAAATTATACGATACATTGTATCTTATTGCGTCAATTGCGTGATTCCAATTATCACAAAATAACTTACTGCCTTTGTCGGTATAAACATAATTGTTTAACTCTTTACCTATATTCTCACCCTCTACAACTAATTTATAATCCTGCATTAAAGCAATACCAGCGCTAATACTACCAGCTCCTTTTGTTGTCGGCACTACTCGACACCCTTGACTAACCAACTCATCAATTAATCGAGGCTCGGCACTATCCGCTACTATTAATTTATTTCCGCAAATAGACTTATTAATATGTGCTATTTCTGTTGTGGTTAATTTAGGCTTATACAGATGTTCTTTTAAATAAATTATCTTTTTGCTTTTATCAATTGCAACCTCTATTAATGTTGTAGGGTCGATGCTAAATCCGTAATCTTGACCAAATGAAGTTTGTAAATTATTAGGATTGAACGTGCCAAACTCCCAATTTGTAAAAACAACACCCTCCGCTTTATCCAACCAACCACCTAATATAACATGGTTGTATTTTTTAGGGTTTGAAGTTTTTACACGTTCTACTTCATCTAAGAAAGATACATCTAAATTATCGATGTTATCCAAGTAAGTGGTATGAATGTAAGTTACATTTCCTTTCGTTCCGTTAAACCCCTCTTTTATTCCCTCACTCTCAAAGAATCTTTTATAAATCCAATGTTCCTTAGTGGCGGGATTAAGAATAAGTATTACGCGATTCTGTTTTCCTTTTTGTCTAATTGATAAGTTAATCTTGTCGAAAACCGTTTCGTCAATTAGTTCCTCAGCTTCATCCAATATCCAAGTCGTAACCCCTTGCAACGATTTAAGGTTTGCTGTTTGGTCACCGCTCGAGGTCTTTATCCCTTTAAATATTATCTCGCTACCTGACTTCTTATTTTTAATTTCAGATTTGTTTATCTCAAAAAAATCATTCAATTCTAATAAATCTATTTTTTCTTGAAACTCTGGTATAATAGATAAGTGAGCCGAAGTCATTGTCTGCCTTGTAAATAATATACGATGCCCTGATTCAAACGATAAAAGGCTGGCAAATGTGCCAACCCCAAAAGATTTACTTGAACCCCTACCACCTGTAATTATAAAAAATCGGGTATCGTTTTCAAATAAACATGAATACTTTTTATTTAGTGTTATCAATTATTTAAAATTAACAATATCTTTTAAATCAAAATTAGAAACCTCTACTTTATTATCAATCGTTTGCTTAGGCATTCCGAAATTATACTGAAAAAATAATTTAACCGCCCAATCTTTTTCTCCCTTTAAAGCCTCTGTAAGCGCCTTAAAAGCTAAAGGCTCTAATGGAGTAAGTTTTTCAATTAAACTTTGCTCCTCTGCCTTGCTTTTACGTCCTGCGCCATCTCTTGCGCCTCCTCTTTTATCTTCCATTTGAAATAATTTGATTATTCATAACTATCGAATACTTTATCTAATTTATCAATCATTGATATTAAAGGCTTAGGACTACAACTTGCACATGGAATCCATAACTGCCTATCGAATACACTTGCATATAACTCACAAACATAGTCTACTTGCTCTTTACTTATCGTAAGTGTTCGTACTGTTTTAAAGTCTTTCCAACTATTATATTCATGCTCGGTTAGACATCTTGCCTTAAATCGATAAGGAAATAACTCATTTAGCTTTTCTTTTCTTTTATCGCATCCACAATCTTTACCCTCTACGAATATCTGCAATCCAGTTGCATGGATAATCTTTTCAACCGTATCCCCTAAACCTCTACTTATTCTTACTTTTGCCATATTTATAATTTTAAAACACACTATACAGGACTTGAACCTGTAAACCTAAGAGATAAATTTAACGACGACTTTAAGGCGCTTCCGTCAATCTACTGCCGTATTCCATTTCCACCAATAGTGTGTTTATTTATTTTTAACATTATTTTTTATTTTATTAAAAGAGTAGAGAGGAATCGAACCTCCAACAAGTTCTAAATAATTATCTTGTGCATCGTGACCGCATTAACCAATCTCTGCCACTACTCTTTTTACTTTTGCCATTTCAATCTTTTATTTTTATACAAATCAATATCATTGCCTAAAACTTTCTTACGTGCTTTATCTAATTCACGATAAATTAAACCATAATCGATAAACTTATATTTTTCTGCAATTTCTCTAATACTTAAATCGTACGATTCACTAAGCAATCCGAGTTGTAAATAGCTTAGTCTATTACAATCTTCTAACAATCCCACCTCATAATCGTTTAACTCTAAAACTTCATTGTTATGCGCTAAATTGAAAAACAAGTCTAAAGATACCCTTTGCTTTTTAGATTTTACATAGTCTAAGAATAAGTTTCTAATTACTATTATAACGTAAAAATCATTTATTTGTTTTGTCGAATCGTGCAATTTTATATACATATCATTTACTAAATCATCAGCTATCATTCTATCCTTAGATATATTTAAGGCTATTTTTCTCCAGTAACTATCTTTTTTTGCAAGTTCTTTTAACATAAGTTATTGATTTATAATTACAAATATAGTGATAATTATTATATCTTCTCAAAATTAATTACACATTTCATCCCGTTCTCTTTTGCTTTCAATTGCAAGGCTTCTATTTCTTTCGAGTAGTCTGGTTGTGGTTTAAGGCGATATTCTTTGTACGGTTTACATTTATACCATATACCTCTATTATCTCTATACTCCATTTCATTACCACTCCAAATCTTCTCATCCTCCCAACTATCGCAAGCCTTTAAAAAAATTTCAGCATCGAATGTTTCGTAAACTTCTGAAAGAAATGAAACATTTGTATTCGTTATCGTTCCTGTTTTATAAGAAGAATTATGATTGGTTAAATAAGGATATTCGCCAAAACTTGCTATATCTTTATATTTAATCCTGTCCTTAATACTATCAAACTGTTCCTGCGTGCATCTCATTGCTATTTTTCTCATGATTTATTCATTTTAGATTCGTAAATATAATATATTGCTGTTGTTTTTAAAGGATAATATTTACAATTATCCATACTCAAGGATTCAATTTGATTTTCATTATATAAAGCTCTTTTGTCTTTTGTCTTAACTTTTTTCAAGCCTATTTTATAAATTTTATTCCTAACCGCCTTAACACTTATATTTAATTGTGTGGCTATCTGGTCAACGTTATAAAGTTTATTCATCTTTCCAATCTCTTAAACTTTTTTCAAAATCTAATTCTTCACTAAGTTCCATACCTACTGATATAGCTATGTATAAAGCTATACAAAGGACAAATACAATAAGTGATAATAATAATACTCCGATTAATAAAAATTCGTTATTCATAACTTTAATATTTAAATAAGTTTTTTTGATTCCCACATAATAATACGGATATATAATCCCAAATTTGCTCTAATTTTTTCATGATGTTTTGGTTTTAAATGTTTAAAAAAAGCCTTAAAACTTGCTATCAGTTCTATTTTAAGGCTATAACTACTTCTAGTTTTAACGTATTGATATTTTCATAATCCTTTTTCTTTTTTAAAAATATATAATACTTCTATTATTTTAAACAAGCCTCCTTTATGCCAATATAAATTTTCTCCTACTCTTTTTTGAGTTTCTTTAATAACCCATTCAGTAAAATCTATAGCAAACATATCTGTTATACCTTCTTGTTTTTTCCAATATCCATATTTTTCAATTAATCTAATTGCTTGACAATCATTTTTGCACAACAGCAAAAACTTTATTGACTCTAATAATTCTATTTCTTCCATAATTTTAGATTTTTATTAAATTTTCAATTCTGCAAACAGCTTCTTTTATTGTTAATCTCGGACTGCAAACAGTCCATAATTCTTTTGGTTTTATTAAAGTCGCTACATAATTACCTGTAATGCTTTTAATTGTGTAAATATGATTATTAGTATTTTTATGTTTTACCCTGTCACCAATATTTAACCCCATTACACTAAGTGTTTTGGAGTTAAATCAGTACCGAACATTTCAAGGTGTAATTTACAAGCTTCTAATATTTGGATTTTAAATTTTGTATAACCACCTTTTTTAATTGCTTTTAATTTCAAAGTGTTGATTGCTTTTGTAGATTGTAATTGAGTTGTCATAATTTCTATTTTTTTATTGTTGTTATTTCTTCTACAAATATAAGACTTAATTTCATATATACAACAAAATGATATAAAATAAATGTTATTTATAATTATTCTAAATAGTTAATAGATTTTAAACTTAATATACTCACTACCTTTTTTAACTATTTCCTTGAATACGTGCATCTCGTATATAAATCTGTCGTCAACTCCGTATTTTTTTACTAAACAATCTATAAACGTTTTAATACAATTATCTATGTCGCTTGCTTTACTGCTAAAACCAAACTCAATAGCTATCTTTATATTTGTTTCGTCTGGAATAGATAGAGTTTTTGGCAATTGTAATAAACAATTTTTAATAAAATAGTCGTACTTGTCCGTCCTGTATTTTCGTCCTTTAAAAGCCTCATTTATTGACAGAGGCTTTATTTGTAAAAGATAATTCATTGTTATTTTAAAATCTTAAATAAAGGATAATTTTTAGGTAAATTAAATCCAAATCCAATATAAATTGAATAATTTCCCCAACACAATCCGATTCCAAATATTTTTATAACTATTCCATTCATATAAACTCCAAATAAATAAGGTGTAATTGCAAAATCTTCGTTATTTGTTTTTGTATTTTGATAACCTCCTATAATTCTCATAATTTTTATTTTTTATATTAATAAATTGTTTCAATTAAATAAGGCAAACTATCTTTATTAACATCAAAATCGAATGAATCAAAAGAAACTCCCCTTGCATATGGGTTAGATACATTTATAGTCTTATCATCATTTACTTCTAATTCAATAACGCTCTCTGCTTTTTTCAAAACATACGTTCCCAAATGCCCTAAAGGCTTTCCTGTGGTTCCTGATTTATGTATCACAGTAGTAACGTGTATATTATAATCATAAGTCCATTTCAATAGATAGTCGCTGGCTTCTTTTGACATCACAATATCATTAGTATTTTCAACTAAATCCGCAATCCCATCAATTGAAACTAATTTTACAGGACTTTTATAAAGTTCTTTTTGATTTTTCAAGCAATAATCAATCAATAATAATCTTTGTGTAGAAGATAACTGCCTTGTTGTATAACATTTATAGTTTTCATATTGCACAGCTGTAATATCCTGCACCCGTCTAAATGTCCTTTGAGCGTAATATTTACCCTGTTCCGTATCAAAGTCTAAAATGGTATAATCAGTATCACGATGTCCTTTAATATTACCAAATAATACATTAGAATTACCACCAATATAACAAGCTAAGAAAGCACTTTTTAAGAAAGATTTCTTTGCTTTTGAAACCGCAATAATTGCACTAAATTCCCCAGCAGTCATCACAGCAGTTGGGTATATTTTATTCTTATATTCGTGCGTTCCAATAGATAAAAGTATCTCTGGAGCTATCATTTCTTCCGATAAATCTACAAAGCATTCGTTTTGTATAGTCAAAAAGTCTAAAACCACTTCGCTATCCGTTTTATTTTCTAAGTCATCAAAGTTTAAATCCATATTTTATTAGTGTTTTAATGTTTTTGTAATAAATTTATAGCGGTTAGCGGATAGTTATATTCCAGCTTCGAGCAACTTTGTAACCAAAGCTACTATGGCTATAATTTTGATATTTCTGTTTTTACATCGTTCCAGAATTTTATTCTTCCGTTATTATACGCATTAGCCATTTTTCTGTAATCAAACCTTTCGTCGATTATTTCATCAGCTACTTTTAACGCATATCTTTTAGCGTCTTTCATTGTTATAATATTCTCTTTTTCGTCCATTGGATTTTTCCAAGCGACATTGCTTACTGCATCATAATCAATTTCTATAACGAAATGATTTACTAATTGCTTTGCTTTTTCTTTTGCTTTCATAATTTATTTACTTTTTAATTTACATTCTTCACATTGTTTTTTGCAGTATTCTCCGTGATAATTTTTCACAAAAGTTTCGTTTTTGCAGTAAAAACTTTTATTTTTAAAATCTACTTTTGTTGTTTTCCCTGTTTCATTTTCAGTTAAAATAACTCCAGTTAGTTTGTTTTCGCCATCATCTGTCCATAAAAAATCACACTTAGCAATTTCAATATTTTTTAAGTTTTTAGTATCGTTTGGGATTTTTTCTCTAACAGCTTTTATTGCTTCATTGTAATATATCAGCCATTGCGCAAAATCATTTATTAATAATTCAATATTATCATCATTTACAATATTGCAAATTTGATTTAGCGTTTTAATCGTGTACGTTTTGTCTTTTGTGTTTTCCATTTTATTTATTTATTAATTGTTGTAAAAAAAGCCGAGAATATAACAATCACTACAAGCTAGTTGCCGAAGCATTGGAATAAATAGGCAACCAGCTTGTAGTTTTAACGTTATTTATAATTATCTATTTCTTTTAAAAATTCATTTGCACTATTGAAAAAAGAATTACTCACACTTTCAAATGAAAACTCTTTTTTTATCAAATCTATTATTTCTTTTTCATTTTCTTGTAATAAATTAATATTACCATTTTCTTTATAGTTTAAATGGTCTAATTCAAAGCCTTTCGATAATAAAAATTCTTCTATTTTTTTGCTATTAATATTTTTATGCAAATTTTGCAAATGAAAACATAAAGGTTCTTTTAAAATATCAGATGTGCTTTTTATAGCTGTTTTAATATTTCCGTGATAATGTAAATTTTGATTAAAAGTATAACATAATAACTTTGCAAATAGTAAATTATCATTAACATACTTTATTTCGCTATTTTTAAGCTCGTCATTCAATTGTTTTAACGCTTCTATATCTTCTTTATAGATTTTATCTTTTGAACGTTTAAAGACATTAAAAACTCTTTTTAGTGCGTTCTCTGTTTTCCAACTCATAATTTTTCTATTTCTTGTTTTAACTCTTTTAGGTTTTTTAATATGTAGTCAGAATATCCATTTAATATCCCTTTTCCATATCCAAAATGATTAATTGTACCTTGTTCAAGCATTTTATCAACCGCTACTAATGCGCATTTTTTTGCTACGATATAAGGAACTGTATAATCAATTTTAAAATCCATTACAAATTCTTCTGCTTTTTCTTTTGGTGTCATAATTGTTTATTTTTTAAGTTTATAAAAGTGGTGTTTTTTTTATTACTGCTTTTCTTTCTTGCTTGTTAAGCCAATTTATAAAATGTGTGCAATATTCTGTTTTATTTATTTTTTGTTCAAACTGAACGTTTATCATGTCATTGTATTTTTTTAAAAACATTTTAGTTTCATTAGGATTGAATTTCTGTTTACTTTGCATCGAAGTATTTTCTATCCATGATTCAGATTTAATCAACTCTAAAAAAAATCTATCATTATTATTTTCTTTTTTAGTTTCTATTTCTATTTCTATTTCTCTTTGCTTCTCGTCAGGCTTCACTAAAGGCTTTTCAATAGGCTTACTAAAAGGCTTTACTAAAGGCTTGCTTATTTTACCACCCTTTGCCCCTGCACGTACTAATTTTAAACGGTTTTCGCATGATGGAACTGTCAAAATATTATCCTTAAAATGTATTAATTTCAAAGCGTATAATTTGTTTAAAATAGCTTCTAATTCTTCTTTTTGTACAAAAAACTTTCTAATCCAGATTTCTTTTTTAAATTCTATCTTATTATCGTTCATCATTGCGAGGTCTATTATTTCACGATAAAGTCCTCTTTCGGATAATGATAATTCAAAAACATGCTCTGAATTTCCCCAGTCTTTTGGATACCAAGTATATCCTAATTTAGCCATAATTTTTATAAATAAAAATGCCCTACGAATTGGGAGTGGAGTCCCGCATCGTAAGGCTTTTAAAAAATTTCTTTCAGTGTATTAATGCTCCACCAATAATACAAATACAAATATAACATTTTATTTAATACCCCAATTAAAATAATCGATTTTTTTTTGTAATTCTTTAGCTTTTATTTTATCAACTTGCAATAATCTTCGATATTCTTTTTCTATTTCTTTTATATCAAAAGTAGGCTTTGTTTGTTTTTTCATAATACAAATATAATAAAAAACCCGCTACTATTGTTCACGGGTTAAATTACTCGGATTGTGTATGATTTTAAAGTAAAAAAGATTAATTAATTTAAATTCTCCGAATGGTTAGGTTTTGTGTTTATTTCATTTTTTCATTTATTATTTTTCTATAAACTTCATTTGCTCGTTCAGAATTACAACCACGTTTGCGGTAAAATTCTAAAATACGTTTAATTCTGGTTAGGTTACTTTGTTTTGCCATTTATAATATCATTAAAAGTTTAATAAATTAGTTCTTTGTATGCTTTTATAACATTTTCAAAATATATTTTTTCCATTGTATCTATTTCATTGTCTTTAATTTCTTTTTCACAATATTCTATTTTTGATTTTATCTTATTTAACAATATGTTTTGTTCGTTCTTTTCTAATTCAGAAGCCTTTTTGTTAATTAATTCTAAAAAATCTAAAATTATTTTTTTATCTTTTTCCATTGGTTATATTTTTTAATTGATTTAAAATATTTTCTTGATTTTTATCCCAATACATATCACATGAACCATCTTTATTTATAGGTAATTCAGAAAAATACGATTGTCTATATTCGCTATCTTTTGCGGTAAATCTATAACATGATTCTTTCATATTACAGTTACCACCTTTACATTTTGTTATATCTGCCATAATTATTTTTTTTATTCGTTCACGTTTTCGTGAACATTGATTTTTTATGAACATTAATTTTAAATGTCAAGTTTGTATTGCTAAAAACTTGACATTTTGTAACGTTTTTGTTTATTATTTGTTACGGTTATTCTTTAAAATAAATGTGTAATTCTTAAAATCTGTCCGTTTTCTTTTGAGTGTAAAAATCCTTCAACTGCTTTTTTTGCGTGTTGGTATCCGTTACGGTGATGCCAGCTATCTGTTCCGCTTGGACTTCTTAAACTTTCAATCGTAATACCAGCATAATCTTTTGATGTCTTGTGGTGTACGTGGTGTGTGTATACGTATCTGTGTTTAGTTTCGCTCCATTCTTTGCTAAATTCTACTGCCATCAATAAAGGTAAATCCTGTTGTTTAGCTCCATCTCCGTGAGTAGTTCCAATTAAATTGTCATAATATTTAAATCCCTTTCGGTGCATTATAGAACAATCAAAAGTAATGTTTTCACAATTTTTAAAATAGGTTTCTATTACATTTGCTAAAAAGAAACCGTTAGTATAATCGTGATTTGATGGATTAAAAGTAAAATGTACATCAGCAACGGTTAATAAAATTTCCAAAACATCTACATATAATTGTTTAGCAATTAAGAAATTAGTATGCCACATTCCGTCTGTATCCTGTGGAGTTCCTGAGGTTGTTAATCTTCTTGGGCTATCGATATGTAAAATATCATTTCCACCTATGAATAAAATTTTATCAATTTTAAAAGAAGATACTTTTTGTAAAATACCTCTAACGCCATCTAATACACGTTTAACAGCAACCTGATTATTGTAAGTTTCACCACTTTCAAAAGCGCTACATAATTTTCCAATATGAATATCCGCTGGGTCTAACACAAGTAAATAAGAATCATTATCTTCAATCCGTTCTAATTTTGGGAACTTAGGCGAATAATTCTTTAAATCATTTATTAAAGTTTTGCTTAAGTCTTGGAAAAGTTTTTCTTCAGGTTTTACGAACAAAGGATTTGTAACTCTTATGCTTTCTGTTTTTGTTTTTAACCACAACATTGGAGTTGTGCTTGGGTCAACACTTAGATTGTCACAAGCATTTAAAACGCCTTGATTTGATTTTATAAAAGAAACATATTTTCTTAAATAATCTAATTCAGCATAAGTTCCATTTGGCAATAATTCATTTGCGATTTGGGTATTATTTTTATTTTCCTTAATCTTTTCGATAATTTCTGGGTTTAAATAATCGTATTTTTTCATAATTTATTTAGTTTTTTTACCATTTTTTTTATTAAATCAAATTCAGAATAACATATACTTACCATTCTTTCCGAATGATTATAAATATTTATATCTATTCCCTCTCCGTTTTTCCATTCAGTAATTTCGATATAACTATGCTCTTTTGCTGTACAATCATATTCTTTTAAATTAGCAAATAGTGAATCTCTTTTGTATTTTTCAATTTTTTTCATTTATTATTAATTCTTTATTAGTTGATGTAAAATATATTTTTTTTAATTGATGTAAATATCTAATATTATTTATTATGGTGATAGCGCCATTTTCGTTGTTTTGTATTCCTACGGACAACATATTTGAAAATATGTTATCTTTTTTATACCAAAAATAATTTTCTGGTATTTTAAATCCAAATTTTAATAATAATTCTTCAGTTAAAAGAATAGGTTTTGTAAAAAAAGAGTTTTCATTTGAAAGCGTAAGTAATTCTTTTTTAACTTCTTTCCAATATTCATTAGTTTTAATTTGATTGCAACAAGTTGAAATATCTTTTCTTTTTACGGTAGAATTTAATATTTCATTAACAGCTATTAAAGCATCTTTTTTACATTTTTCTATATTTTTATCGGTGTAATTATTTAAGCAAAACTTTCCGACTAATTCTATTGCCTTTTCTTTTGGTGTCATAATTTATTTATTTTCATAGTGAGTTCCATCGTTTCCATTTTGTCAGACAATATTCATTCTTTTGTTAGTTTGTTCCTCGTTGTACCAAGTGTTTGGTTTTTTAAATTGTTCGAACCATTCTGTAGCTACTTTTTGTTTCAAATCCTCTGAAAAATACGAACAAAATATATTTACCGTTTTGTTTACAATATCTTCAACTTCTTCCTTACTATAACTTCTTTCGGATTTCCATTTAGCGCCCTCTTTAAAACCTAATTTCAATGCTTGATAATTATTACTTTCGTGCATTTCAAAATAATTGTGTGCAAAATTTACAGATGCTTCTTCTAATGTTTCTTTATTTTTCATAATTTATTTTTTCTAAGTTCTTGTATTATTTTTTCTAAATATAAAACACTATCCATTTGTTCTTGTTTAGCATGTTCCAACCAATCTAATAAACTTAAATCATCTCTATCTAATGTTACACCGTATTTTAATAATCCTACGTTAGAACGGTCTAATAATTGCTTTCTAACTGATTCAACTATTGAGCATTGTTTTATTTCTTTAAAATAATTTTGCCAACCATCAGCAAAGCTACATAAAGCACCTGTATCATCTATAAATTTAAGGTTTGGTCTTACATTATAAATTTTACTATTTGTAGTAAATTCATCGGTTTCTCCTATATATTTATATTGTTTCATAATCCTTTTTCTTTTTTGTAAATTTCTAAAAGTTCTTTAACCGTATAGTCTTTGCAATAATCTTCGCTTAAATCATCAAACCATTCTGCAAATCCAATAGCAAAATCATCAGCTATTTTTTCAATTTTTATTATCTCTTCTTCGGTAATTAAAGAATAATAACCAGCTCTTTTAACTTGTTCTTTTAATTTCATAATTTTTCTATTTTATAATTAATTTTAATATTGTACCCATCTTCAAAGGCTAATAATTCTAAGGTGCAGAACTGTATATTTCTATATCCTGTAACCCAGTTAGATAATTTTTGAGCTGATATATTGTGAAATTCAGCGTATTTCTTTTGTGTAAGTCCTGATATTTTAATCAGTTCTTTTAGTATTGTTTGGTTTTGATTCATTGTTATAATTTTTCTATTTCTTGTTTAACTTCTTGCCAGTATTGTTGACTATAAATGGATGCGTTATCACTTATAACTTCATCAACTGCTATTAAAGCACATTGTTTTACTAAATGATTATTACCTTCGCTTAATATCGAATATTTTAATACTAAATTTTCTGCTTTTTCTTTCGGTGTCATAATTTCTATTTATTTAATTTTATCAAAGATAGTCTTTATATCAACTGGTACAACATAATGATATAATTTATATTAATTCTAAATAAAAACCCACCGTTTAAAGTGGGTAAATAAGTGGGTGAATAAATTAGAACGGTAAATCGTCTGGTTCGTCTTTGTTAATGTTTGTTGCTGGTGCAAAAGCTTCAGCAGATGGCATTTCGGTAACTTGTTCTGTCTTAAACACTTTCCACGCTTGTAATGATGTGAAATATTTATCTTTCCATTCGTTAGTTGATATATTAAAATCAACTTTTACGCTATCCCCAACTTTGTTAAACTTATTAAAGTTTTGCACTTTTTCTTCTCCAAATATCTCAAAGCAAAATATTTGTTTTTTACCGTCGTAACCATCATTATTAGTAACGATAAAGTTTTGCTTTTGCCAATCGGTTCCAGCTTTTGTAACTCCTGATTCTAACGGTAATACTTTTTCAATAATCCCTGTAATTTCTAATGACATAATTTCTGTTTTTAATTGTTATTTATTATTTCTTCTTTCTTCTCTTAATTGATATTCTCTTTCTGCTAATTGTTTTTTACCTATTTTAACAGCTCCATAAAATATTGAATATTGTTCATCTTTCATATTTTCTGACCAATCACTTTTTTCCTCGTCTACTCTTTTAGATGATAAATAAGAACTTCTTATATCTTCTGGAATTGACATATAATGTTCTTCGCTCATTCTCAAAAATACTTCTCTGTTACTTTGCATAATTATTTATTTTTTAAGTTCATTATTAAATTTACCAAATTGGTAACGTATTTTTCCATTATTATCTTTACAGCCTAAATATGTTAGTTTTCCATCTGTGAACTGTGAAAACCATACCCAATCTTTTAGTTTAAAATTCCAAGTCGGTTTATTTGTGGTTTTATCAAATTCGTCCGATGTTAATTGAACTTGAATAAGTGGATAATCGTACAATTCTCTACCAATTCCGAGATTAAAACAAGCTCTTTTAAACGCATCAGATGCTTCACCTTTTTCCTTTTCGGTGTTGCTTTCAGTTCCTACATCTTGTTTCCAAATCCATTGGCTAAGTTTGTCGCTCCAAATACCGACAGAACAAAACAAATGATTATCTATTAGTTCGTATTTCTTTTGCCAACCCTCAACGTTATAAACATCGTCAAGGCGCTTCATGTCAACTCTAGCGTCTTTATACGCTAAGATTGTAGCATAACCTCCTTTATTAACTGATTGTACTCTAAAGTCTATTTCATTAATTTCTAAAGGTGTATTTATTTTTAACTGACTCATAACTCTATTTCTTTTAATTTATTTAATAATAATGTGTTTTCGCCTTGCTCGGCTAATAAAATGCAATAAGCTAATAATTCTTTATTTTTATCCTCTTTGCTCATCATTTAATATTTTATAGATTTCTTCTTCGTAATTGTTTAGTAATTCTTGAATGTCGATTGGATTATCTTCTAATGTTATCTTATGTACTTCAACATCAGGAAATTCCTCTGGTTCGTGTTGTGTTGCTGGGTAGTATTTACCGCTAACTGTATAATAAGCGGTTAAACTTACTCCGTTTAATTCAAATGTGTGTGTGTTTAGTTTCATAATTCTTAATTATTTAATAATTCAATAAATTCTTGTTCAGTTATTTCTGTTAAATTTTCATCAATCCACCAAATATTAAAACTATTATAAAAATCTGAAAATCTAAATGTATTTTTATAAAAACTATTTTTTACAAATTTATAATCGTCTTTATGCGTTCCTAATTTTAACTTATTATCAATACATAATTGTTTCATTCTATCACATTGTTCCTGTGATTCCATTACTACATAAGTGTTGTATATTGTTTTCATAATTCACGTTGTTTTATCATTGCATCGGCAGTGTCATATGACAATTCAGTTACACAAAATTCAGCAAATCCTTTTGCTAAATTTCCTCTATCTATTTGATGTTTTAAAATTACTTGCATAGCTTTGGCAGCAAAATAATCTCTTAAGGTCATTCCTGAGTAGTCTTCACTTATAGTATCACAAGGGAATGCGTATTTTGTTTCTTTATCTTTCATAATATTAATTATTAGCTACTTTATGAAATGCACGTACCATACGGTCATTATCATTTAAGTAAATGTTATTAATTCTTTTCATCCATTGGTAAAATTTTTCTGTGTTGCTCATAATTTCTTTGTTTTAAATTGTTTGACAAATATACAACTAAATTTGAATAATACAACATTTTGTTGATATTTATAATAATTCTAAATTAGCTTAGTTTGTTAATTATATACTTATATGTTGTATATTTGTAAAAGAAATAAGGAAGTGATATTCACGGCAATTTCTAAACTCTTTTGATTATGGGATTACATTATGTTATTTTCGACGGATCTTCTGCTTATGTTACTGATGAGCAAGATATGTTAAGTATCACTGCTAAAGACAAAGATACCGAAGTGGTATTCAAGTCTATGAATTTAGACAAAGCGTCTGACTTCGCAGATGATTATAATGAGAGCCTTTAATTATGCTCTTTAAAAAAAATATATTATGAAAAGAGATTTAGATTATTACCAAAAATGGTATAACAAATGGATTCGTGTTTTTAGATATTTATGTGATAAATGCGAACAAACACACAGGGTTAAATATCTAATCCAAGAAGTTAGAAAGCATTGGCAACTTATTGAATGGAGATTGCTCTGCGTGAAATGGTTTGACTTAAAAGCAGAAGAAAGTAGTATGTTTCCAAAAGTATTGAGATATTAATAAAAAATTATTTCACATTGAATTTAAAAATACACTCGAAAACGAAAAGCATTTTTACTATGGAGATTTGACAATATTGTGCAATACTCATGAAATTGTAATTTCAAAATTTACACTTGATAGATGGAATTTTGAAACGCATTTCGAGAATGAAATTTGCATTATTCGGAAATCTGAATTAGTTATTAGTAAACGTTCTCTAAAATGAGTGATAACGCTTGCCACTTTGCTTAGTGACGGAAAATTCAAGACTGATAACAACCAAAACAAACTAATTTTTAAATTAAAAACAAGATGGACAAAGAAACAAAAGTACCGACATTGAGCAAAACGGCTGTTAGCGGTAGTATTAATGAACTGCTTTCCAAGTTTGATAACGGATTAGAACTGTATCGTAATAATGCGGTTTTTGCTAATTGTATCGAGCATTTAGTAAGAGGTGGAGACATTTATAAAATACTTGAACAAATAATTGTAATGCAATACAATACCCAAGAAAAACTTACTGAACTAATTACGAGCGGAGTTTTAAGACAGGAAATTATAGTTTCAAAAGAAAAATATGATGAATTAACGAGTCGTCTGTAATATTACCGCTAACTATCTGCTAACCGCTATAAATGTATTACAATTATGAAAAAAGTAATTAACACGCTCGAAAAGAGTATCGAACTCGCAAAAGAATTGAATGTCAATAGTTATACTATTGTGAAAGATGGATTTGTAATAAATGTTAAAATAAAGTAGAATGAAAACAAATGAAAAAAATCCAGATTGTTTAGGTGCTGTTAGCAGTAGTGTTTCTTTTCCGAAACAAAAAAGAGTGATGTTCAAATTTGATGATGATGAACCTATACACTTGAACTCAATTTTTGAAGGTGGAGAATTTATTATCAAGTTGAAAGAAGGTAAAATCAAATTTGAAAAAGAGGGCAAGTCGTTTGAGTTGTATGTCGAATAACGTTCCCTCGCTACAAGCGGTTTGGGAAAATTACAAAAACATCACCTAATAATTACAAATAACAACAAAAATGGACAAATCTATAAATTCAAAACAAATACCCAAATCTCTTGTAGCGAGTGTTAGTGTTTCGGTTTTTTTGGTCGGAAAAGCACAAACAGACTTTTGGAAATGGTACTTATCGAAAGACACATTAGATTCTCATAAATTAACAGGACAACATAAGTTTTCAAACGATAATGTTATAAAAGTTGGGTTTTTAGCGGAATCATTAGTATGTCAAAATGCAATTATAATAGAATGGTTTGATAGCGTAAATATTTATATTACTTCAAAGCCTTTAGAATACACAACTGGATTTGTAGCATGGCAGTATTCTATACGTAATTATCAAAACACTCCTTATCGATTCTCTGACAGAAAAGGTGCTTATACCGAAGCAATTATAAAAGCGAACGAGATTTATAACGAGAAGTTCTTTTAAACTGAACACTAACATTGCTGCTAACGGTTAGTGGCTTTGTCGTTGCGACTTATGAAAACTAATATTAATTTTTAAAACTAAACGAAAATGAAAAACGATATAAATTTAAATAAAAAACGATGTTTAGAGTGCAAAGCAGTTCTTAAAAACAATGGGTTGAAATATAGTATTTGCAAAGATTGTATATGTCCTTAGTTATTTTAGCCACTCACATAAAGCTATAGTATAATTACACCCTAACATTAGGCAAATAAAACCATAAAAACACAAATAAACATAATATAAAAAACAGGCTTGTATAGTCTGTTTTTTTAATTTCCTTAGTCTTTGTTATTTCAATAGTTTTAGTGATTGTTTGCCTATTGTAAATCGTTTTTGCAACTATATTATGCTTAGTTTTATCTTTTGTAATTATAACATTTTTATATTCCTTACCGTTAAGAAACATTGACTTATTATTATCAAATGGTTTTATAGTAAAGATATCATTTAAGATAGTTTCTTGCTTTAAAATAACATCGTTATTAGTCGTGATAGTTCCTGATTCAAACGTGCTTTTATTTAGCTTAACATCACGAGTAGTTGAGCATGAAATGAATAATAGTAAAATTATTAAGTATTTCATAAAAAGTACCTTTTAATTTCTTTATTTCGTCTGGATAACAATAGATTGTTTTTCCCTTTCCACATTAAAAAAGCATTTGTAATACTTGTTTTATCGTTTGTATTTAATTTTACAACTCGTAATAAAGTACTTTTTTTAAATGCACCTTGACCTACGTTATAGCAAAAACAGAACAAAGCATCAAATTGATTTTGATTAATATTTAACGGTAAATTTTCGTTTAATGTCTTTTCAAATTTAGTAGCTATTAAGAAAAACAAATGATATGCTTGCTCTTTTGTAATGGCTTTATCTTTCATAGTTACCTTTATGCCATCTTCATAAAAAGTATTGCCTAATCCGATTGTAGGAATACCAGCAGGACATAGATAAGGCTTTAATCTTAAACCCTCTAATTCTGCTAATAATTCAATCCCTGATTTAGATATTTTTTTCATTTGTCTTATCTTCTATAAATTCATGATGCCATTTTTTGTAAAAATTCGCATT